GTACCCTGTGTTAGAGGATGCTCCGCAGTCCCCTGTGTTAGAGGATGCTCCGTAGTACCCTGTGTTAGAGGATGCTCCGTAGTTACCTGTGTTAGAGGATGCTCCGCAGTCCCCTGTGTTAGAGGATGCTCCGTAGTTACCTGTGTTAGAGGATGCTCCGCGGTACCCTGTGTTAGAGGATGCTCCGCGGTACCCTGTGTTATGAGCATCTTCTGTAGGACTAGTACGCTCTGTTGTATATTCGATTGCAGCTTGTACCAGTCCTGGTATTCCTATTCGTGCTCCAATCTTTATCTTTGTTGCTGCCACCTTGCTATCGCCCGGATTCGTAGACAGCTTTCCGCTTTGCTCAACCTCGTGATACACGCTTGTGCCTGGCGCATAATACCCAAAACAGTCTAGCGGATACTCGCAAGCATGGAACCCTGTCTTGCACGCTTCCGCTTTGTCTTCTTCGTATTCTTTTCCCTCCTCATACTGGAAACCTCGACAAGTCATGTCTTTCTCAAATCCTTTATATCCCTTAATTACTTCTTCCATTTTTACCTCCTGTCTCCTGTGCTTGCAGGATTCCTATCGTCAAACTATCCATGTCATACTTCCTGCCGGCGAAGTTATTAAATCTACGCCTGTTCTTTTTCTTTCTGTCATCCTGATACGTTGTTACATCCATTGCGCTACTTTTCCAATTCTCTTGCTTGTATTCTGTTTGATACTTGTCATAGTTATTGATCTTGTACACACTTTTTTTTGACTTTGCGCATGGTCTTCGTACAATTTCTCCTGTAGCTTCCAGATGTTTCAATGCTGTCCTAACTTCGCTGACGCTCATCTTCGTTTCTTCTGACAGCTCTGCCAGCGACGACACGCACGCTCCGCGCTCAATCTCTTCGCCTTTGTATGCTGTCGTTTTCCATTCTGCTTTTAACAGTAGATGCATAAACAGCCGGAACGTATTAATGTCTTTGTACCATTCCCATCCGAGAATTTTTCTGCTAATCTTGATATATCCATCATTCATCCTCTATAATCTCTACCTCTATTCGTGGGTTACCTTTATCTACATAAAACTCGTCTTGAAAACCTTTCACATATCGCCAGCCGTCGTCCTGCAAAACCCTTGTATCTACAAGCGCGTCCTGTATCACTTTGCGCCCGAATGCGCTTATATTATCCAGATCACGTCTCTTATTTGGCTCATACCATCTATACAGCATCCGCACTGGATTCTTGATGCGCAATCTTCCAAGCTGTTCATATATTGCCTGTTTGACCACGTTTTCATTTTTTTGTTTAAGCTTTGCGCCTTTATATTGATTCGTCCGGCACGCACTCGTGTAGTCGTTCATGTTGTCCAGTCGCCCGGCAATGATTAGCGTATATCGCATCTCGTACCCACCCTTCATAAGTTTGTTTCATGCACAGCCTTTTCAGCTGTATACTCCTGGCTCTGTGTAATTCTTTCTGAAAGTATATATTCGCTTCTGCTGCATCTACCGGATCCAGTGGAAGCGGTCTAAAGATTCCATATCCGTTATTCAAAATGCAATCCCCATTCTTGTTTGCGTTCTCAATCATTTTTCTCAACAACCTATCTGTACTTGGATTGGCCGGACGCTGAATTGCATTCATGTGCCCATCTGGTATCGCATAAAAGTAATCTTGAGCTGTCTTTTCCAACGACTTCTCCTTTCTGCCGGAGCCACGCTTCTCCGGCCGTGTGATATATAGTGGTTTTCGTATGCTATAAAATGAGGTGTTATCTACATCTAGTTACATTTGCGTGGGAATCTATAGTTAATAAGTTACAACCATGATTTACCAAACTCTCGCTGAAAGTCTTCTCTACTTCCGTGATGTTCTTCAAAGTGTCTCTGAGCCATCTGCTTAAGCTCCAGATCTAATCCGTGATTTGGATTCATGTGTACGCTCTCCGGTGCGTTCTCGTGCAACCAGTACGCCAACGGTATCACATAACCATATTCTTCTGACTTAGATCTTAACGAGCCATAAAAAATATGGTGTCTGTGTACGTAAGGTGAGCCTGTGTAGTAGCAATGATCCATATCGTCTGTAAATACGCTCTTAAGTCTCTTCGCCAATCTTCACACCCCACTTCTGTACCATCTCCGCTATCTGGTCTGGTGTTGCTGTCTCAATCCCTAAGTCTTTCGCTTGCCCGATCACAATATCAATCAGTCTGCTCATTTCCTTTGTGTCAAATGTGTGCGATCCGCGGAGCATCATGTACGTTCTGTACAGCTTGCCATCCTTGCCACCCTTGATCTGTGATGTAGGCTTTAGATGGACACCTTCATAAGCATCCACTTTTTTCTCTGCTTCTTCTGTGTCAGGAATAACCACATATACTGCCTGTCCATCTATCAGCTCTATGTATCCGCATTCCCTCAGATTCATGTTGTGCCGATATGCTGTACTCTCTCCGTTAGCTTCGCATATCTCACTCAACAGTCTCCAGTAGTAGGCGTTCGCATTTAGGCTACGAGACTTCCGGAACAGCTTAACAACAACAGATACGACCTTATCTTTCAGTCGCTCGTACTCTTCCGTGATGTCTTGGTCTGTCTCAAGCGTAATCATCCACTTCCGTCTGCCATAATCTCGGTAGATCTGGACTATGTTTCCGCAGAAATTCATGCACCACACCTCTTTTGAAATTCATCCGGGTGATTCATTATTCCGGTAAATTGATTGATATTCAACTCTTCAATTTTTGATACTCCATAGATATCGAGTATCTTCTTTTCATTAATGCTCTTTTTCGCAAAAATGCTACGTAATGTGTTTATATGTGACTGTGTCACTCTTGGCACTCCATTATCCGGCTTTTGATTTTTTTCTTCCTTTTTCTCGCCGTACTGGTATACCGTTCTGCCTTTCTTGTCAGCAATCACAAGTCTGTCGATCTTGCCAGAATCGTCATATCCGATCTCCGACACTTTAAACCGATCATAGCAAGCTCTCTTATTGCCGTTTGTTACGATATTGCACTTATCAGCTCCGATAAACACAAACGGTGCGGTGTACAGCTCCCTGCCAATCCCCCAGTTAAAACACGCTCGTTTAAAACTGTCCGAAGCCAGACCCTTTTCTTTTTCCGTGTTGCTTTCTGTACCTGTGTCTTCCTTGCTGATCCACTGTTTCTTGTCTTTGTCCCAAATCGACACGATACAATTAGCGTTATCACGACAGTGTGATCTCATCCAATTCATGCTTCCTACCGCCTCATCCAAGATGTTCATATCGCACCTTGCATCTTTGTACAGTAGGAGCGTTACTCCCGTATCTTTCACTTGCGCAACTCTACAATCTATCTCGTCCGCTCTTAGTTTTCTAAACTCCATTACGCCCTCCTTAATGCCATATACTTCTTCTGGTTAGTACCATAGCCTTTTGTGATAACTTGCATACCCAACCGGTGCCGTGCTCTGTGTATATCTGGTCTGCCTATGCCTTCCGCTTGTGCCCTGTTCATGAGTTCGTTTTCCTCGACCATTCCGTCTTGGATCATGCTAATGATAAGGCGTTCTGCTTTCGCATCTTGTCCGCTTGCTTTCAGTGCTGCATCCATAAGCTCTTGCAACTCTTTAATACGTCCACTCATGGCAGACATTCCGTTTTCTCCAGACAAAAGTATTCTTACTGCTTCTATAGTTTCACGTATATCCTCAATGGATCTTGTTATCTCATCGATATTATCTGCATTGTTATTTGGGATACTCATCGTTTCCCGGATACATTTGTGCATCTCCTTAAGCTCATCTGCGTACATTCCACGTGTTTCGTTACCGTCTTTTTGTGTATCCTCTTCTTGCGTTATATCGTCAATCTCGCACTTTAGTATGGTGCATATAGCAAGCTTTTTAGCTCTTCCTGGTTGCCTTTCGGTTTTTTTGCAGCAAGATAGGTAAGACCTATCGTGTCCTATTTCAACACTCACTTTTCCCATTGTTGACCCGCGTTCGCTTATAACCTTTTTCAGTTTGTCCCAGTCTATTTTCTTCGTTTCCATTGCCCCCCCCATTATCGGATCACCAAACTCTCTGACTGCTCCAGATGAGCGTAGTCCGTCTCGTTATTCTTCAAGTAGTTCTTAAGTCCTGCCTTATCAAGCTTCGGCTCTTGTTCAATCCACCACTCTTTCGGTATCTTTTCTTCGTTGTCGATCACAACAGCCGGGGCATTTTTGCGGATTCCAAACCCAAAAAGTGCGGTAGCAAACTTCTTTTTTCCCATTGCCCCCATTGCACTTTCCAGATACTTTTTGAGCCGTTCAGCATTGTTCAGCTTTGTTTTCTTGCGTGCTGTCAGTCTCTTAATTTCCGCGTCGATCTTTTCCGCGTCGCCCTTTTCCTCTGCAATCACTTTTGCGATCGCATCAGCTTTCATTTCAAATTCGCCCTCTACTCCATCTAATGTGTCCCTAATCACATCAGCGTCCAGATCGGCATCTTCCAGCATCTCCAGAAGCTCCTTGTATTCTGATGTCAATTCATATAAGCTGCTCATTCTCAACGTACCTCCCATAATCTCTAATGCAGTCGCTGCATATTATCTTTTCATCGATGTCGTAAATAAAATCTCCCTCATACACCGGTTCACCGCACTGGTCGCAATAATATATCGGATCTGGTTCTCTCGGTGGCGTGGTCTTCCATCTGTCATATCCCTCAATCTCTTCCATTCTGCTTAAGCTCCTCTTCGCACTTTGCTTTCAGCTCTTCAAATTTTGCTTTCAATTCTTCGAGCTCTAACACTGCCAAGTCGGCTCTTCTTTTCTCACGCGTCCAGTCATATAGGTTCCTGTCAGCCTCTGCTTCTGCCTTACATTTGGCTTCGATCAGTTCTCTGTATTCCGGTATCGGAATGCTTACACGATTCACATCTATAAATCTTACTTCTTCCCCATCTTTAACTCTTATTTCTTCCATCTCTTTACCTCCTGTGCTATAATAGCTATGGTTATTTAGTTGAGTGCTCCAGTCTTGCCGGACTATCGTGGGCACTCTTTTTTGTACCTGTCTCTAATCTGACCACCAATCACAGTCACCAGACCCCATCCAATCTCTCGCATGAGATACGGCGTCAAAGATACGTTTCCATCATTCTCTAATGTGAGTGCCACCCAAAACATACCAAGTAGTCCTGCGATAATAAGTGACCAGCCTATCGTTTTTCTCATTTTTATTATGTCTCCTTTCTTTGTTCTTTATCTCTCACGCGCACGCGTTTTTTTATTTTTTTATTCTTAAGAATATTAAATTATATATATAATATATATCCGCGAGAACGTGTGATTCTCAGTGCGTATTTCGTGCGAATTATCGTGCGAAGTTGGATTCTTAAAAGTCTCGCAAGCCTTGTAAACACTGGCTTTGCGGTGCATTCATATCGTGCGATTCTTCGTGCTAACTATCGTGCGAATTATCGTGCGATAGTTTTTATTGATGTATTTTAACTATTTTTGCACCATGCGAAACTATGTTTTTCCTTATTTCAAGCCTTTTGTCGAATTTGCACTTATTGATGTTTTTTATCCACTTTGCACGCTTTACGCCGTTAAAGTATTTCTTCCTGTTCTGGTTCTGTGTAGTTTCATTTCTGAGTCATTACAGACGCATCAGAGATAAGAACTCCGGCATAAGCCAGTGACTCATACACATTAAACGGCGGCACGTGTTTCGCAGTCCTGACGTCCATTAGGGCGGTTCTGTTGGCGCACCAGTCGATGAATACGCCCACATGAACACGACTACCATTAAAAGGGTATCTGTATCTGCTTGGGTCTTCTTCTTGATGCTTTCGGATCTCTGCCAGTCTGTTATCTACAGCCGTGTGGCTGTAGCCAACTAGCTCCCCGATCTCTTTACGTGTCATGTATATCGGGTTTCTCTCCATCCTTTCCACCCCTCTCCATTTTTGCGTGAATACTCAGCACCTCTGCGCTACCTTTAATTAACAATAGCGAAGATCTGTCTAAACCTCTCAGCATTGGTACGATCTCATCAACCATGCCCTGCACATCTTTTTCTCCTACCATCTTTTCACCCCTTTCTTTTTCTGGCGGTGACCTGCGCCACCGCCTAAGGAGAAATTATCACGACCTACCTCATCAGTGCCGGACGGTCATCCCCGGCAGACGGTCGTTGCTGACCGTTTCGGTTATTGCCAATTCAATCTCTCATTGCTACAATAAAAGCAAGGGAGGATTTGTTATGGACTTTTCAAATGTTAATTTATTACTGCGTGAACAGCTGAAGCTATTTATCATGCGCTTTTATCATCCTGTGTCTTATAAATTCATTGGCAAAGATCGGTGTACACTGGAGAACACATATAAATTCATCGAATCTCACTATCGTTTCACCGATTCTACGAGAAACGATGTTCCAAATTATCCTGTGTATGATCTTACTGATACATACAGACGTTATTGCGTTTACAAACGCCACCAGTTCTACGACACAAAGATCTGGCAATTAATCATCTCTGTGATGGCTGCTATCATTGCGTCATTGCTGACAAATCTGATTATGGTTAAGGTTTAAATATTATCAGAAAAACTATAATCATTAACAGCACTGCGATGATAAGCCGGTATCTTACAACTCGCCTGTCGAAATAGTAGAACAGCTCCGCTATTTCTGGCGGTGTTTTGAAATTCTTCTCCATGTACTCGAAGAACTCTTTATCTTTTTTCCTCATGTTTCCCTCCTGTTCTTTGTGTTGCTCTTTTGTTGTCTCTGTAATCATAGTATATATGCTCAGTTAGCATTTGTCAACAGTTATTTGTTTTCTAAGTCAACTTTTTTAGTTGATTTAGTTATTCTTTTGTGGTATAGTAGATATAGAAAGTGAGGTGAAAACATGAACGACAGGTTAAAAAAACTGCGCAAAATTTTTGGTCTTACGCAACAAGAAATGGCTGACAAGATTAACTTAAGCCGAAACTTCATCGCACAGATAGAGATGGGTGTAAAAGAACCGAGCGACCGTACTATATCAGATATCTGTGAAAAGTTCGATGTCCGAGAGGAATGGCTACGAACAGGCGAAGAGCCGATGCTTGTAGAACTCCCACCAGAGGATGAAGCAACAAAGCTTGCAAGCCTTTTGCTGAAAGGCTATCAAGGAAATGACGAGATGTACGGATTGATATTGGATATTATCAGAACCTATGCGTCTCTGTCGGAGAAAGATCAGAAGATACTAAAAGACTTTATAGGAACCGTGAAGAATCGGTAGAAAAAAGACAAGACAAGGGCAATGCGCAAACCCTTGTCTTTTTTTGTTGGTTATTCGATTAATGTTTTGGTAAATGTGTAGATCTCTTTCAATCTCTCCACATCGTCCACAGCGTCCACCATTTGATGAATCAGCATCTTGTACGTTTCTCGCAGTTCCTCATCCGTCCACTTCTTTTTGCTCATATAGCACCTCCTGTGTGTAAGTCCCTGCTATTATATTATGTAGAGAGTACAGAACGCTAGTTTTGTCTTGAAAGCCGTAACATAATCTGCTAGAATAAAATAGCAAGGTAATTGCTGGGAGGCTATTTAATGCGTGCCACCGCGTGCCTCCCAGTCTGCCTATACTTAAATTATACCACTTCTACTTCCAATTACCTGACTTTTATCAGGTAATTTTGTATTTATCAGAAAACGATGTAGGCAAGGTGATAACCATCAAAAGAGGTGAGCTGCATGAATATTGTCGAAATGATGGATAACTTTGCGGTAAATGTCGAACAAGAGAGGATCCGGCTAGGGTACACACAAACGGACTTTGCACGGAAACTGGGGATATCTCTGTCTACTTACAAAAACATTATCAGTCACAGGGTGAGCAACGTTAATGTTGAGATCATCCCGAAGCTGTACGAGATCACGGGGATGTTTGTATCTGAGTTTTTTGGATGTCAGAACAGGGAGTTGGAACTACTACGCTCATACCGACAGTTGAGCGAAAGGCAGAAAGCCTACATTGATGCGCTGATTGAATACGAGATAGCTCTAAAAGGGAGCGTGGATGAAACAGATGATTATCTGGAAGTGATCGTACCTACTGGGAACATGGAAGACGGCATGATCTTAGACTCTGCATATGCAGAACGTGTTGCGTGCCCTAAATTCATGGCCAAGTACGGAACGGAGGTGCGGTGTGGAATACGCATTACATCCAATCACTTACATCCAGTGTATGTCAAGGGTGACGTGATCGGAATCATCCGTAGACCGCCAAGAGACGGAGACACGGTCATTATCATCAATTGCGACGCCAGACAGGCTTATTGCCGTATATACAATCCGGGATCCCCGAACAGGTTCATTCCGGTAAACGGTTACGGTGAGACATTTGAGATAGATTCTGACAGCAGAGAGGACATGAGCCACTGGGTACTGTTTGGTATCGTGGCATCGGTGATAAGATAGTAAAACCACAGGCGAAACATGAAATTATCATTGATATACATAACAGAGTGTGAGATAATTTGAGTATCGGTACTTGTACAAAGGTAATAGGAGGAACGAACTATGAAAAAGAAACTTATTGCGCTTTTAATCGCTGCGACTATGGCGTTGTCACTTACCGCTTGCGGTGGATCTGGTGACGACAAAAAAGAAGACACCAAAACAGAGGAAACCTCAAAAGAGGACACCAAAGAAGAAAGCAAGGAAGACGAAGAAACTTACGAAAGCATCTTAGCTGATTACACCGCTAAGCTTCAAGACGCAACACCGGATCTTGTGGACGAGTTTAATTCCGAAGCCGCAGAAAAAGCCGGAGATATTAATGCGCTCGCTGAATTGAGCAATTCAAAAACCGAAGAACTTGCCAAGATCTCCAACGAGGGCGTTGAGAAAATGGCTCAATTAAAATTAGCAAATGGTGATGATGATCAGACATACAACGACTGGGCGCAGAAGCTCATGGACGTGTATGAGGAACAGGCTACGCAGATTACAGACGCTTACACATCTGCGGCAACTGGTCAATAAATATTATCGTATAAAAAAAGGCAGGAAACAAAAGTTTCCTGCTTTTTTGTTACTTAGCCAAAAGCGTCACTTGTTCAAATTCTGCATTGTCACGCTCTTTCATCTTCTTCGTCACATGAAAGTAGATATCACGTGTAATCCGGCTGTTGCTATGCCCTACGCGCCTTGATATCGCATCCAGCGAGACACCGTTCTCTGCCATAAGTGCAACGTGCGTATGTCTCAGTATGTGCGTTGTCGTCTTGTGGTCACGATCCAGCACATTTGACGCAATCTCTCTAAGGTATTTATTAAATGCGTAATACTCCAACGGCGATCCGTCTGGAGACGAAAAGAAGTAAGCGGATCGCACTCCGGTAGTAAGATCACGCTTCTTGCGTTCCAGATCAAGCCGCCTGCACAGCTTCAATAATTCATCCTGCATATAGACTTCTCTCTGTCGCCTTGTCTTTGTCTCCCCAAGAGTCCCGGTCACTGAACTAAGGGAATGGCATACCCGAATTGTACGGTTGCCAAAATCCACGTCGGATGTCTGTAAACCTAACGCTTCACCTGCGCGCATCCCAGTAAGAGCCATAAATTCTGTAACATTCCTCCAATGCTCAACGGTCATAGCATCAAGCAGCTTATCAAGCTGATCTGGCTCAAGATATTTATACTCAAGCTCTTCCTTAGCTGCCTCGTCTGGGTACGGTATAAGCTTATCTAGCCACGATACATCCGCAAGGTAATCATTCCTATACGCCCATCGGAGAAACGCTTTTAAACGTACCAGATGCTCGTTGAGCGTGCCGTTCTTTTTGCCAGAAGCACTGAACATTTCACGAACGTATCTGGCTGTCAGCTTATTTATTCTCACATCTTCGCCAAGCATCTTCATGAGCGTATTAACAGCATGATAGTTTCTGATGCAGGTCTGCTCCGATACGGTACGTCGCTGATCCGCAAAGTAATGTTCTGCCACCTCTTTCAGTGTCGGATCATTCGGATCAGATTCCTTGCCGCCCAACAGATCATCAATCCTTGCATCCAGTAATGCTCTCGCCTCCCTCTCTTGGATTCTGGAATACTTGCCCGGAAGTGTTACGGAGATTGTATGTTTTTTCCCGGTCATAGGATCTGTGATCCGATCTTTGTAGCGCGTGCTCCCATTTCTAGATTCTTTCCACATAGTGTGCCACCACCTTTCATGTTTTGATTTTACTTAGATTATGGGCGTTTGTAAAGACTCAAAACACCGGAAACCTGCTCCCAAAATGCTCCCACGCGTAAACTAAAAAAGCCGAAAGCCCAGTAAAATCAAGGGTTTCCGACTCTCAAAAAGTGCGGATAACAGCCTAATATTATTGACCGTTATACACCGTTTTGTACCGTTTTAGGAACTTATTTACGTTTGATACGCCAAAATAAACCGTTTATGCCTTGTTATTTGCTCCCATTTTTGCTCCCATTTTTTGTAATGATAACTTTTCCATCCAGGATCTCCAGAGTGACCTCTCTATCATCTGGTGTCGCCCCAAGCGCATCGATTGCCGCCGCAGGGATTGACATCTTACAGCTGTATGCGTTCCGGCTGGCGTTTCCACCAGCCTTATTAAATATTAAATTTCTGTTTATCTTCATTTTTGAGTCCTTTATGTTTTTATTTTGATTTGTTTTTGCCTATCTCAAGATATAGTATCATCTCTTGTGGCATCACTTTTTCCATCATCTCGCCCATTTCTTCTGGTGCAATCAAGTTCATGAGCTCCATCATCTTCTTATTTAGCTTTTCCGGAATTCCTAATGTCACTGCTCGCGGATAGAGCATCACGAGGCATTTTAGCGGATATCTGTCTGATGTCCAGTTATACGGATCATGTGCGCCTCCGTTCAACACTTTCAAAGTTCCTTGGTATACTTCTCCGATCAATTCTACTATTTCCTTTGTATACATATCTATTACCTCACTTCGTCCATTCTTCTTTTCTTTCGAGTACATCTTTTAATATTGTTTCTGGTACTTCCATCTTCTTCAAATTTTCCTCCGTATACCCCATTTTGTCAAGCTGTCTCGCTATCATTACCGGCATTACATCTTCTGGTCCTGCATTTTCGTTTTCTTCCTTTAATTCTTCCAATGCTGCATCCAGAGCTTTTCCAAAAGTTTCTCTTGCATCTTCTTCTTTTTCTTCCTGCTTAGGAATGTATACAACGATAGTTTTTTCTGCTTTGTCATAGCTTCCTGACTTTGTTTTGCAGTCAGAATAATTCTCTTTGTATTCTCTGTAGCTCATTACTACTTCTTCGCAGTTTTCAGCGTTTTCTTCGTTCATTTTCTTTTTGTAACATTCAGAACACAAACCACTTTTTCCATAGTATTTGATCTTTCTTTCGCGCTCTTCTGCCTTTCCGTAAATCTGAACCTCTTCTGTATGTCCACAACTAAATGTTACATCGTATTTCATCGTTTTGTCCTCCTGCTTTCCTTTGATGATTTTATTATATACTATTGGTAACCAATAGTCAATAGTTTTTTAGTTTTTTCAATAAAAAAATAGGGGCGAGTAATCGCCCCAAACATTAGAACCAAATAAATATAAAACGCTCACAAAAACAACGTAAGCACCCGGATAATCTTGGCATAATCTACCGAAGACGTTCATGCGTCAGCGTGTTTGTCCCGGCATTCTTTCCATTCCTTTTCAAGGTCTTCCGGTACTCCTCCACCATCTTCCAGAATCTCTACGAGATGCTTGGCATGAGTGTATTCGTCGCGTGCGATATCTTTAAGCACACCTCCTGCGCTTCCAGATACTTCGCTTGACATATCCATGTACTTTTGGATGTCGCTGATCTCATCGTGCGCCGAGTCAATAAGTTTGTTTCTAATCTCTTCTGTCATGATTTAAGCCCCCTTTATATATCTGATTGCCTTTTCTACGTCGTCAGCCGTAAATGTCATTGTTCCGAGCATCGGCAACGCTATCTGTAAGTTGCCGTATCTCTGTACCGACTGCTTGAGATGGTCCGCTATAAGATCGATATCAAACAGTCCGTTGTTGTCAACAGCTCCGATCATCTTAGCCGCTTGGTTGCTCTGGATCTCCTGCATAAGCGTACCTGTCTTAGCTCCAATCATTCCAACTAATGTACCTATAATCCATTTACCGGACGTTCCAAGCTTCGGAATCACTTCGTTGTCTGCATAAGCCATAAGTCCATTAATAATCTGTTCACTCGTATACATATTCATCCTCCAAAAAGACAAGGGCGCATTATATGCGCCCTCTGCCATTCTTTTTTGCTTTCAAGCCATTAGCCTGTTGTTGTGGTTGACGCGCTGGGTGTGATTGTCACATTACCCCAACCCGGACAGATTGCACTGTTTGGTACCACAAGTTTCGTGATCTGGTTACAGCAGTTCTGCAACGATGCGATACTTGCATTGTTTGTTGCAATTGCCGCACTCATCTGTGCGTTTGCTACAGACTGGTTCGCATTCCAGTCAGCCTGTGCTCTCTGATCGGCGTTGATCCGTGTGATAAGACGCTCGTAGACATCAGCAATCTTGACCTCAGTATTCTGCTCGCTCTTAAGCAGTGCGATTTCTGCATCCTTTTCGGACAGTGTCTGCTGCATCTTCATTTCAAACCGTGTGACTGGAGTGTTATCTGAGCACTTATTTAACCCTGCGACATCTGCCACCGCCGAAACGATAGAAGCCATGTCTCCGGCTGTTGATGTCTGGCGTGATGCTCCGAGAAGTCCTGCTCCATTAACACCGCCATTCAAGAGACCCAGTGCTGTTCCTGCGATACCTAAACCAAGTCCTGTCCCCGCTACTCCTTTGCTTGCATATTCCATAAATATGCCCCCTTTCTTTTTTATACTTATATTATAGTAAAAAAGAGAGCACTAATGCTTTGACGGATCGCTGACAGAATCATGACGGAATCCGATCAGAGCAAGCCGGATCAATTCATCTACGTGTGTTCGCACCATTCGGCGCAAAAGTTTTTCAAACCGTTCTGGCGGTATCATTGTATTGTCATAATGGAAATTTGAATCACCTTTTCGGGTACTGATTGAATCGAATATAGTAAGATACTCTTCATTGAGTCCATTCCGAAAGTGTTCAACAAATTCTTTCGGGTATGGAGCGAGATAATAGTCGTTAATAATCTGTTTCATGCGTGCCACCGCGTTCCTTTCTTTTTATTATTTACACTGCTGTTTGTACAACTGATTTACTCCGGTTGCCGCAAGTCCGCTCGCCATTCCTACCGCGATCGCATTGATAATGTCTCCTGCCGGGAAGTCAGGCATTGTGTAGAGTCCTGCAATGCCAAGCGCTCCACCGCACGTAGCCATAATAACCGGGATCCATTTATCCGGGATTTTTTCATAAGCTTTGCATCCGAGACCGATCACGTAGCAGATTGCTACTATTCCTACTACTGTTCCTAATGTTGTGATATCCATAAATTATTCCACCTTTCTTTTTATGTGCAATTCATCAATTTCATGTTTCATTTTTGTGACCATACCATTTCCACCGAGCTCGTGGTATGCGTCATACATTTCACAAAAGTTTTGGTATGCGTACGACGGTATATCACCAATCTTAGTGTATTTACTATGATACTCAATAAGCTGTACTCGTAGTAAAAGCATCGTCCCCTTGCTGTTTGCGTCCCTGTCTCTTTTTTGTCTTTTTAGCAGCCAGACAATATACCCCAAAAGAATCGGAAGAGCTATGATATATGTCTGCATTAATAAATTCCCCATTTGTATATATAATCCTTTCTAGGCGTTGCTGACTGCGCAGAACACCATCCAATTAACGCGGAACGAACCGTTTACGCTCCTATCCAGTACAACATAGTAATCTGTACCAATCACCGTAACGCCATCAAGATGAGCCGCCGATGCATTTCCATCGCCATTCATGGCGAATATATGGTAGTTATAGGCACTCGTATATGCTTGCCCAAACATACTGTTAAGGTCCGCAAGCGTGAACAGTTTAACAGAAGATGTGCCGTTAATCCTAACCACCGTGCTACCGGGTTTTGCCATAAATGGCAACTCATAAGTCGTAAGGAATGGATAGGCATCTCCATCGATAATCTGCCACGGTCGCACATTGGCGAACCCAAACCCATCCTTTGAGCTCATCCTAAATAATGGCGCAGAAGTCCATCCCGGAGCACCTGGCATGCCGGGAGTAATCCTGAGGTCTTCGCATCTCATGTAAGCAACGTCTCCGTATTCGTTTGCGTTTGCAATGATTGATAAGCGGTTACCACACATGTTAATTCGTGCGCTCTCAGCCGATATTCCGAGATCTATGGAGCTCTCATCAAACGATGCGAGGTTTTCTTCTCCGTTTCGGATCGCAATTTTATCGTTCGCGATTCGCACATTTCTGCCTAGGGTTTCCGCGGTAAGATCGCCGACTACAACATCCCCGTCTTTGCCGCTTATATAATTGGTGGCAACTTTCTTTCCCTCTTCCGCATCGGTTCTCGCTGTCTGGTCCTTAAGCTCTGTCGATGTAGTTCCGGACGCATCATCCACAGTTATGACAGTATTACCAGTCTCGCCGTCTGCCACGCTAACAGTTGGCGAATATCCATCATCACCCTTTGTCTTAGACCACGAAAACACTGTCGTGTCACTCGTATCCACCTCTTCAGTGGTTCGGTTCGGAGCAGTACCCATGTATGACTTGCCATCCGGATTCGTGCTAATTCCAGTTCCGTTTTCGTCGTCTGCGTAGGCTATCCATGTATATAACGTTCTGGTTTTTGCTAACTCCGCAAACTTTGATGCCAACTCTTGCACCTTAGTAGATATACCGCTCGACTGCTTAGCATAATCTCCAAATGTAGCTGTGTACTCCTTGTTTGTTCTGCTTGTCACAAGCTTTACAAGTCTTGCGCTTAGATATAATTCCCCTTTTTCGTCTACGATATCTACGGTATCACCGACACTTACGCCGTCTGGAAGATATGCAAGCTCTACCTCGCATGTGATGGCTACGTCATATATGCTTTTTAGGTGCGATACCGCACGGTGAAACAACTCTGACTGGCTGGTCGTGTCATAGCTCCACAGCTTGACGATATGTCCTACGTCGTTTCCTGTCTCAGATAGATAACGGCTCCATGCGGCCAGAGCACTCCTTGACATGAGATAGTCTCCAGACACATAGATGTCACCGTCGTCGTAGTTATAACCTCTAAGCGTGATCGCATTATTAGAGCCTTTTGGCGTTCCACCTGTCACTCTTAGCGCAGTAGCCAGATCAGCAACCGACTTCTTGATCGTGATATTATCAATTTCTTTGCCAAGTCTCAGTTTCGCTCCAACATCTTTCCCACGTTTCCGATATAGGTTGATATATTTATGCCGGATGGATAGATTGTGTATATCAAAGCTATAAGAGAGCTCTGCCCCAAACTGCGTGGCTACACTCAGAAGCCTTTCTGATGAAGTGGATTCTCCATCCCATTTTAGTTTTCTGCTCAAGTCACTCACTTCGTTGATGCCTATCTCAAATCCACTATCATAAGCATACTTCTCGACGTACCATTTTGCCGGATATGCCGTGTTAGCTTCGAAAGCTCCAACGGTCTCGTTCAGTAGGTCCATACCGTTATCTTCTGCGTACACTGATATCTCATGCTTAAGGATGTCGTGCTCATTGTCAATAATGGTATAAAACTCTTCGCTTTCTCCGTCTTTCCTTATGATGTAGTTACCAGCCGCGGAGAATCTTTCTATCTCTTTTCTTGTCTCGTCTGTATAGGTCAGCGAAAACTCAAGTGTCACAGATCCAGCAGATATCTCCTCTGTCTTTTGGTCGTTATAAATCCTGTGTCCACTCGGTAGGTCGGTGCTTGCAAGACCAAGTATATTCATGTATCTGTCAGCAAAGTACAGTATCATATAAACACCTCCCTATATCTGAGCTTGTATGTTGGTGTCTGTGCCCATTCAGATGCGAGACATTTAATCTGGTTCATTCCCGGCTTAAGGCTAAATGATTCCCACATATTGCCAACCGCGCCAAGATCCGCTTTAGGCAGTCCGTTAAGTGTTACTTCGCCTGTTCCGCAATCAGCCATCAGCACACTTCCATGCCCGAATTTATTCGGAACATCTCGCCACTTTTCTACGTGGAGTTTATCAAAACTCAACACGTCAAACCCGAGATAAGTCAACGCCTTATTACCAGACCGGTTTCTTGCGCTTTTAACAGATAGCTGTATCTTTGAGCACTTCATATTCTCTACTTCTGGCACAACATAAGACGGATATCCACCCCAATAATAAAACGTAAGCTTGCTTCCTTCTTTTCGTATGTCGCAGTGTCCCCAGTTCCAATACCACGGATTCTGCGAGTGAAGATGGCTCGTTGTGAACATATTTTCCCTTAGCACTTTAACATAAGATCCAAGCGACGAATTGAACGTAGGACTGTAACAGAATATCTCGTAATGTCCAATATTTCCGGATGCATCTGACTTGTACCAATTAACGCCACAGATAGGCTTATCATCCGATGTCAAGAACGTTAGCGTCATCTCGCCTGTCTGTCCCATTAGTCCTGCGTACATAATTATGTGAAAATATGAATAAAAGTTTTTGCATCCATCCGTGTTTCCCTGAGAATCAGCCGGAAGAACAAGCGTTCTCATGCCACCGTTCCACGGCTTACTGTTATCTCCGGTTGATGCAATAGTCAGCCACTTTTTTCCAAACCATCCAGCTGTGCCAAGCGCACCGGATGTACCAGCGTTTTTTGCATGCATAGCCTCTGTTCCGTGATCGTCAGGCAAACTAAAAAAATCACTCAGATATGCGAGTCTATCATTCTCTTGATACGTTTCTCCGTCTGCCTCGTCGGCATCTCCAAATTGTAGGATGTTTTCATTTGCATCAACGAATCCAACAAAACCATTCTCTCCGTTTTCCATTGTTGCTTCTAGCACTGGATAAGATGGATATGTGCCGTTATATTCGATTGCGAAACTTCCGTCTGCCTGCACATTAACCTCAGTCTCATTCACGGAATACTTAAACGGATCCGCGCAGTAAATCTCAAGTTCTGATGTAATGCTGTTTCTTCCGGGATCAACACTGTCACCACCCTGGTACGTTCCGATGAAATACTTGTCGCTCTCGTCATTAAATATCACTTTCACCTGTTCTGCATCAAGAATGTTACTCATTTTGTTGAAAGCGTTTCGAAAAGCTTCGTTGCTTTCTGCTATAAGCTGATAGCCGACCGTTATGGTGCGCGACGGATATCTCTTATAGGCAAACCTGCTACCATCAGCGGCGCCTGTCGTATTATCGTTGATTTCAGCCGTCATAGTTTCCCGGCCGGACACATACAGTGTCCGATAACCGGGAATTACTTTTTCAAGGTACACACCGTTATAGCTCATTGCTTCCGATGGGAGAGCTTCTTCCGGTCTTTCCTCGTTGGTATCTATGAATTCCATTAGTATTCTCCTCTCTTCCGCATATTCCGTTTGTCTAAACGATTAAGCTCATCCTGTGTGTACGTGGCAGTAGCTTTTGCAAACTGTCTGCCATTAATATCAAGCGGTACATTTATCGTACAGTTAATGTTCCGACTGTACTCTAACGACTCGTCCAGATTCATACTCGACGACATACCACCGACAGCAAACGCAAAGTCTGGCTCGTATAGGCTCGGAATGTTAAATAGGTCGGCTGAAGCTTTTGCAACCTTACCCTGCATCTTTTCCAGTCCGATAGCTGCACCTTTTCCAATCCAGCTGAATGTCTTGATAGCAACTCTTGATGGTGATCCAATCTTAGCCTTTGCTCGTATTGCTCTATCTGCCGCCGCTGCTAACTGTGCCGCCGCAGATGCTACTTGGCCATAAGATGACCGCAATCCAATTGCAAGTCCTTGCCCAATATATCTACCTGCGGCCACTGCCGATGAATAGCCAGACCTCATAGCATTCCCGGCATTATTAGCCATGCTCCTTGCCGTAGCTACTATCAAAGCAGATGAAGCAGAGAAGCTACTTGCAAGTCTGCTACCCATTTGCTGTCCGGCGGTTGACGATGCTGCGCTCATTGCTGTAAGTGATGCAGTATATCCAGACTGCGTAGCATTAGCAGCTGATGCGATCTGTTTAAATGCGCCCGGTATAGCCTTGAGCGAGCTCTTCATTTTTTCGAACGAGCTTGATACTGTACTGGTACTGTCTGCGATAGATGCCATTTTTTTCTTTACGCCGCCAAGTGATGCACTAAGTGCAAGGAATCCGGCTGATGCCGCAACTCCTGCCGCCGCAAATGCCACAATGCCAACACCTGCCGCCGCCAGGCCTGCTATCAATGCTACGCTTCCAGCCGCCATAAGCACACTAGCCGCCGCCATAGCTGCTAATGCTGTTGCCGCCATCATCCCGGATGTACCTATCATAGTAAGCGGTGCTGTGCAAGCTGTAAGTCCTGCCGCCAAAATTAACACACCAGCACCCAAAACAAGTACACCGGCACCCATAAGTGCAATACCAGCCGCCGCCACAACGGCTCCGGCTCCAACTACAACAAGTCCGGCACCTAATACAATAGCCCCTGCTCCTGCTACTGCCGCACCTGCCCCGAACACGATCAACGCTGCCCCAAGCGCAGCTATAGACACCGCTCCACTCGTGCCGTATGTGGCAATCTGCGGAAGCACGCCTGCAACCAATGTAAGTGCTGTAGCCGCCAACAGCGCACCAGCTCCAACCAAGAGTACCGCCACTCCAAATGCAACCAATCCAGCCGCACCTGCCGTCAATGCCGGAGCTAATACCGATGCCCCTGCCGCCAGACCTGCAAGAGCCCCGACCATAAGCACCATAGTAGCTACTGCGCCTGGTCCCGCATTCGCAAGTTGAATAGCCGCCTGCGCCAATATATACAATCCAGTAGATGCGATCAGAACCGATGCTCCTATCGCAAGGAATGTCGTGGATATTGCTTTTAGTTTAGCTGGTCCAACCTTGATCGAATTAATTGCTTTTGTCATTCCAATCGCAAACGCTCCGACAGCAACAACAAGCCCGGCAAGCACACCTACTGCTAACGGTCCGGCATCTGCTACGGCTGTTGCTCCCTTTGCCAAAAGGAAGAATCCGGCTGACACCGCCAGTATGCCGACGCCCATTAACGCAAACGCTTTTGCACTTGCAACAAGTTTTTTTGACGATGCGCCACTCTTCTTAGCCATTTCTTCTGTGCCATTTGCGGCACCAGATAAACTCTTTCCTAATCCACCGACCGACTTAGCCATTGAGATCAACGGACCAGCCACGGTTGCGATCGCACCACCAATTGCAATTGCCGTCCCGAATGCCTTGAACGCTACTGTTGCGACGAGTATAACTTGTAATGCCTTTTTAACAGCATCTTTGTGATCTGTAATGAATTTAGAAGCACTTTCCGCTGCACTTCCAATTCCATCAAGTGCGCTTTTGACAGTGCTCATAGTCTCGGCATCAGACGCGATATCCCAGATAGCTTTTCCGATCGTCACGAAAACATCTCCTACCGCAGGACCCACCGTTTTTACGGTATTAAAAAACATGGATGCATATTTACTGACCGTCTGGAATGCCTTGGTGCTCCCGAATGTCTCTATCTTAGAGTTGATCGTGTCAAATGCTGGACCTATCTTATCCTTTGCAGAATCAATCATCTGTGAGATTGTAGGAAGCTGGTTGGCTGCCAAAAACGTATCTATAGCAGATAAAGAACCAGCCATGCCTTTGACGATCGAAATCTTAAGGTTGGACATAGATGTTGATATACCTGCCGTAGACGTCTTAGCAACCTCTGCAAAGCCACCAGTCTCCTCTGAGCACTCGATGATCGCGTCCGTAAATTGATCCATTGTTATAGTACCGTCTTGCAATGCATCGTAAAGCTCCGTAGTGCTTCCGCTGGCGATTCCGAGCTTCTTGGCTGTCTGTTGTAAGCCGTACTTCATGGTTTCATTCAACGTTTTCCATTCTTCCTGTTCGACTTTGCCACGGCTTAACATCTGTGTAAACTGCGTCATACCACGGCTTGCCTCGTCGCTTGCTGCTCCAGACGCATAAAACGCGTTGTTCATGGCAAGTGCAAGTTTTGTGGATTTTTGTAGGTTTCCTGTAGTCAATGCCAGAGACTTCGTGCTGGAAGCAATTTCATCAAGCGATGTAGGTACATATTGAATACCATCCCCTAGCTCTTTGATGGAATCTTTTGCTTCTTGAGCAGACCATCCCATTTGCTCAAGAACTTTCGGGTACTGGTTTAGAGTATCGAATCGACTGACCGCACTACCAACGTTAGATGATAGAGTATTAACCGCCGCCGACACGCCCTTAAACGCCATAGCTCCAAGTGCTGTGTTTTTTACACTACTCATAAGGGACTGCGTAGCACTCTGAGCTTTTCCAAACGTTGACACAAAGCCGGAATCCACTGCCGAAAGTACCGCTTTTACTGAATAACTTTCTGCCATTACTCCGTCCCCTTTCGCCTATAGTAGTCCATAAGACCACTGAATTTGCTTTTTTTCTTTCTCTTCATAACCCTGTCAACAGCGTCGTCATAATCAAAAAACTGTCGGAATCTTGGGAAAGCAGGCTTTTCTTTATTCTTTCCAGCTTTTTTCCTTGCTCCGGCTCTTACATTTTGAAACGCCTGCATGTGGATATGGTAGAGTTTATCCACTTCGGCAAGCTCTACCGCTTTCATCTGTATGTTGTACTCCCTCATAGTCATCATCTCCACATCATGCGTATTTTTGCAAAAGCCGTACCGGAAGCTGTTTAAGGCTACAGAATCAAAAAAGCTTACATTGCTGCAAGCTTCTCTTCCTGATTCTTCTCCATGATCTCGCCGACGTGAATCATCTTCTTCATGGCTCTTTTCGATACATTGGCTGTCGATAAAAAATCGATCACGCTTCCGAAGAGCTTATCAATGTCTGTGTCTGAATCCTCAATATATGATTCAATCTCTGCCTTTGTCAGTCTAGGCTCATTGCCCTTATTAGTAAGGTCAAGTGTTGTGATAAGATCCTCGATATCCCCATCCACAAGACCGCCAGCTAAAGACATGAGTCCTACTTCTTTCTCGATTCCATTTTCCCTCTGGGTCTGCAATTTATTTGCGTCTCGCATAAATCCGATTCCGGCAGTAAATGTGTATACCTTTCCATTAATTGTTAATTCCATAATTCCCTCCTATACTTCCTGTACAGTGTCCTTAAACACTTCGTTTGCTGCTTCCTGCTGTGCGGTAGTAACCGTAACATCACCTTTAACACCTTTTCCGTTAACTCCGAATGTCAACGAGCACTCAACAAAGTCCTCGGCGTTTGACGTCTTTTCGAGCTCTGTCAGATATCCGGTAAAGTATCTGCCTTTGTACTTGTTTTCTCCACTGGATGCCGGATCATCAAGATTTGCTTCCCAAATCTCAATCAATCCGTCCTCGTCCATAGCGTCTTCAAGATCGTCAATGGTCGAATCGCCTTTTTTAAGGATTGACGTAGCTGTGATCTCGACCTCCGCTTCTCCTGGCGTACGGATGGAGCCATCCTTAGTTGCTGTTGAGTCAGCATCTTTTGACTTGGTTCGTCCGTTCTCAGTCGTAAATGCGAGCGTTGTTCCTGCGGCTGTTTTTGAGTTTTTCGCAACACGGAATAAATATACAATCTTTCGTCCTTTGACAGCTTCGCTTGCTCTGGTAGATTCTGATTGTACTGCTACCGCACCACTATCATTCTGAGTTGATACGGCATTCTGTTCTTCTGCATTCTCGGTTGCGAACATCTGCAATTTATTCATGTTTTTTCTCCTTTCAGAAAATAAAGTCTACTGTAATGACCGCATGGAGCAATGGCTCTGCGGTCGTTTTATCCGGCAATATTCTGGATCCATATCCAACGCATTCTGCGGACGTAAGGTTATAGCATACATCCTCAATCGTGTCAGCTATCCCAGACAATCTGCCCCTCTGTCTTGGGTTGTTATGCCAAATGTGTATCGTCTGTGTAATGTCGGCTGGGTTGCCTTTCCGATGCTTTTTAACTATTCTGGCATCCTCTGTTGTTTCTCCAAGATATATAAATGGATATTGCGTTTCCTCGGATGGAAGCGCGCCATCATATACACTGTTTGGATATAGTTTTTTGAGCCTAACGATAAGCTCAGAGAAAACACTCTGTTGTGCCATTACTTGACCACCCTTTCTAGATCGTGCTTGAACTGGTTTTTTTGATCCTCAAACGCCGGTTTTACATGGGGCTGAGCCTCCATGTAGCGTGTGCCCCATTCGACATACGGAGCATATTCCGCTTGTGACTCACATTCGGCCGACATCCCATTGCTCTTAATTTCGAGCGTAATATTCCGTTTAAGGTTTCCAGTGTCAACCGGGGCATTCTTTTGAGCTTTGCTCTGTAACTCCGAGCCATTCTGCTTGACAACCTTTTTAATAGGATCAAGATTCTGGCACTTCTTGATCTTTGCAGTAAGCTTGTCCATCCCATCAATATAAATCATGTTTCCCATCACTGCACCTCCGACACGATAAACGTCTGCTTATGCCGTAACGTTCTGGTCTTATCGACTCGGTATCTTTTTGAGCCAATACGGATATAGTCAAATATCCCGTCATATACCGACTGCAAACGGATAGTAAGACTTCCTTGCTTAAGTCCTCCATATACAAGCGTCAGCGTATCCGTGCCAGTATCACTGACCGATGCATAACGCTCTACTTCTTCCACTATATCGTCTGCGTAATCTCCGGTTGTGGCGTTGTATTCGCCACGTACAACGCTCTGAAAGTAAATAGGTGTATCAAACCTCACAAGAATCTCACCCGACCTCTCTTTGCTTCTTTTTGCGCATCAAGCCACGTTTGTATGTCCTGCTTATAGCCCGAGAAGTCATCTGAATCCCACGATTGACTCTCGCCCTCTACAGTATGCGAAGCCAGTCCCTCTGATCCGATCCGGTTGAACCGTATCACAGAGACATCAAGCACGATATAAGACAGCTCGTCCGGCGGTTCAACACCGCCTAGGAGAGCCTTAAGTCTTTTTTTTGTACCACTTATAATTAGCAGCAACACATCATCCTGTTTGTCGTCCTTGATGCCGAGTAGCTTTTTAAGATCATCCAGCATCAGACCACCTCCTACGTTAATGGATTAGCTACAACATCACCAGAGCGTACAGCCTTGTAGTTTGTGTCGCACTCTACAACAGTGATGTGTTTTGTGGCTTCCGCTGTGATCTCACTTACGCCATCCCACTTAGTCCATCCTTTCACATCCATGCCATAGGTTACATTAGTAGCTGCTGCTGCCACCTTGTACTTAAGCACATTGTTAACGCCCTGCTTTTCCTCTTTCACGGATACGGCCGTCTTTCCGCTTTCTGTGCCCTTAGATGCTGTCAAGGTCAATGTACCGAGTGTCTGTGTATCAGAGCCGCCTACAGACGTGTAAGCGATGCCATCCTGGTACTCGCACATCACACGGAGTCCCATGATAGCGTAGTTGTCGCTAATCATGCGGCTGTAATCACCCTCTGTGTGGAATCCAATAAAGCCTGTCTCTGGATCAACCGTAAACGCCAGACCTGCCTGTGCAAACTCAGAGTCTCCCGGGTTAACGTAGTAAGCTACCATGTTGTTAAGCGGCGTTGCAATGACAACATTCTCTGTAATCTCAGATGAAACAAATACTACGTCTGCTCCCATAAAGTTTGTCATGTAGTCCATGCCGAATGCTGTCTGCATGGTGATATCTGCCGCTCCAATGTATTTATACACATCAAGCGTATTTACCCACACAGCAACTCCGGTCACAGAACGGTGCATCTTTTTAAATTTGTCCTTTACTCGACCGATGGACATTGCTACAGCCATCTGCCAAGTAGCTTCGTGGCTTACCAGCGACCCTGCTTTTAACTGGTTGTACAGCTTATCCAGCACAACCAACTGGAGGTCAGACTTAAACTCTTCGTCGGTTGACTCTACCGCCGCATCATATCCCTTATCTGCGATAGCCTCTAACGATACGCCTTTCCTAAATTTCTCCACGCGGATTGTTCCGAGTGACTCTTCCACGGCATTGTACTGGCTCATCGGGATCTCTTCTCCCTCGCCTACATCTCCGCTCTGCAATGTGCCGGATACCTTTTTAACTTTCAGCTCTGATCCGTTCGCTTTCTGGATCATTCTGGTGATTCCCAATAGATCAAGTAATGACTGGAGATTTTTTCCAAACGATGTAACAAAGTCGATCTCCCTTGCTTTAACCTTAATCTGTGCCCTTCCTGTCATGTTGTCAGGTGCGGCAAACGCCTGTAATCCTAATCTTGTGATATTATGCATATCTTCTTCTCCTTTCTACTGGAACAACTCAATGTTCTCTTCGATTAATCTTTTTCTTTCGGCTGGATTTTTTACGGCAATAATCTGTTCTTTTGTCATAGCCGTGTCTCCACCTTTTTTACGTGGTGTCTTGCCTTTCAAAGCTTCCTTAACTGCGTCCTGTACAGCTTCTTTGTACAGTCCGGCGAATGCTTCAACCGCTTCCTTTGTACTGTCTGCCTCATCTGTGACAAGGTTTTTTAGCAGCGCATCCGGGATATTGATACCCTCATCTGTCAGCATCTGTCTTGCAGTCTTAGCGAGCTCAGAGCGTACACCCTGCTTCTTGTAGGTTTCAAGCTCGTCTCTTAGCTTCTTCATCTCATAAGCCTGTTTCTCTGATTCGGTCATCTGAGCAAGTTTTTCAGCCTCAGTCAGCTTATCGTCAGTCAGTGCTTTCCATTTCTTTTCCGCGTTTGTCACCGCTGTCTTAATAGCCTTATTGACACGTCGGTCAAATTCTGCTTGATTACCTTCAAGCTTTAAAAAACCGTCAAAATCGAGTGCTTCTGGTTCATTGCCATCTGTGCCACCATCTCCGTCGCCTCCGTCGCCGTCACTGCCTCCGTCACCGTCTGCGAATAGTTGTAAATTAGCCATTGGTATTCTCCAGCTTTTCATCATGTTCATATATTTCATTTTTGTCCTTTCTGCCCCAGACCATTGCATTTGCCCCAGTCCATTGCCATCGAGTTTGTGTAGTTTAACGACATTCCGGTCACATCAGTTACATTACCCGGACGCAATCCGGGAACTCATCAGCGATCATGCAGACGCCGATAAAAAAAGAATCTACCAGAGTTTGTGACATGTCTGAAAGATTCCCAAATTTAATATTCGCTTTTCCGGGCGATATATCGTATTCAATATTGTCAGTCGTCAATTCTTCTACCGAGCCGATCAACGTCTGAGTCAGTGCCGTGACTCCGGCACAAACGATATCATTTCCGTATTCGGCATATCCGGCGTGACCATCAACCGTTATGCCGTCCGGTCTAACATTAACCTCTATCATTGCGTCTCCTACTGCCTGTTTATCTCATGCTCTAAATAGCAATCAAATCTGCCCACATTTTAGGTCCGCACGAACTGTCATTCTTTCCATTCGTTCCAAGTTCAACGCCCTGTTTGCGTCTTGCGGTCTGATATGAGTTGATTGCATAAATTGTATTGTTTCCAGCAGACCGATCTAACGCCAACTCTTTTCCGTCAGCACCCTTAAATCCTCGTGCTTTCAAGATCTCCTGCAACAGCAAAACAGATGTGCCTTTGCTTCCTTTTCTTACGATGCTTGGATTAAACATATAGCCACTCTTCCTTTCTACGATTGATGTACTGCTTGTTCCGCTTGATACAGGTTTGCTTGCATTCCCGGTGTTTTCTGTTGCATATCTACCCTTTTCGATGTTTGTGGCAGTATGGTATGCATCGTTTAATAGTATATCTCCCGGTAATAGGTAATCTGGACTTGTTAAATACTTAGAGTCTGTCAATACCTGGAATCCGGCATTCTTAAATCCAGAACGCATATTCCCTGTGTAGCTTGCGTTGATGTTTTTCAGAGCTTCGATGTTAAGTAAATAGCCGGCTGCTCTTACGTTAGCAATAACACCAGCCGAGCAGTCAGCTTCACAGGCTACCGTAATCTTTGATGGGTCATATCCAGCTTTCTGAAGCTGTGACCAGTACGTATTTCTCTGGCTCTGGTCATAGCCGATTTTGTTGTTTCTTGCCGCTTTTACCCCTAAATCTGCAATGGTCGCTCTTACATTGGCGTTCGGATGTCGTAAAACACAATTCCAAGGTCTGTTGTACCATGTCCTTAAGTACCACTCAGTACCAGTCTGGTCGCCTGCTTTCCCACCGCTGTAACGATTGTTTTCATCGTGTCCGCTGTTCGATATTAAGCTCATACACTACTCCTTTCTGATTTAAAAACCGCATAAAAATAAGACCTCTCGGTCTTGCTCTGATTTCCATACAGTCACCTCTGCTAGTTCACTAAAAGATGCTTTAAAGCACCATCAAGCTGAAAATTGATATCTGGAATCTTCACGGATGGCGGATTAAGTGGTGGAGTACAAGCCAACACCGGTACAGCACTGGAAAGAGCCAATGTGAATGCACAGATGATAGCTGCTAATTTTCTTCTTTTTCTTTTCATATGTTAATTCCTCTTTTCTTTTTATGAAACTTCGTCTGCTTTAGCTTAGTTAGATACATTATTTGCGATTCCGATTTTATAAACGTAATCGCTCATATTACCATAACTTGCAAAGTCGCAGTCCTTTTCGTAAACTCTCCATACCATTTCACCATCTGAATTACGTGATGAAATATAACTATAAAGGTTGTTTATTTGTGTGCAATTTACCAAGTTACAAATATTATTTGTTTTTGCGTTAATTTCACCAGACTTCGGATAAATGCTCTGAAATTGTAACCTTCCGGTTCCCAAATCACATTTTATAAAATTCAGTTCTGCGCCTAATATAACAGCACTATTTCCGTTATTGTTTTTTCCGTCATGTACAAGCATTGTTTCAACAGTAGTCGTAACGATTTTGCAAAATTTAATCGTACCTTTTTCGCAAGGACTCATACCAATTCCTATTGCAGGAAATTTTCCTGTATCATCACTTATATCAGGACATCCGCCCCAATCGAATATACAATTCTCAATAAGCCACTCACCTTGTATTCCCCTACTACTACTCTCACAATGCATAGCATATCTTGTGTTTTTACTTTTTATTGTAAATCCTTTAATGGCTGTAAATGTCCTTGGTAATGAAACAATATGAAAAGCACATTTCTCTACAACGTCATCTCTTGTAGGATTCTCCAATCCTGTTGAACCATCCCATTCAATAATAGTATCTTTAGGGTTTTCGCTCTTTGACTCATAAGTAACCCAAGGTTTTGTTATAACACCTTGATACTTGCCAGTAGGTGTTATACCTGTGTATTTGTCTTGTAAATCTGTGTATGTTCCCGGTAATACGATAATTCTGTATCTTTTTGTGTAAGAATTATCGGTAATCGTTTCATTTGCATGGTAAATAGTAGCAAATGGTTTTTCTTCCGAACCATCACCACTGGTATCTGAGCCTGTGGTTGAGACATATATGTAATATTCTTTTATTGCAGAACCATATATACTTTTTATATCATTTACAGAATCACCTAAACTTTCCAAAGTGTTATTGATATTGTCAATATCATATTTTGGATTTTTGAACCAGTTAGATTCTTTCTGTGTAATGTCACCGGAAGATAATTTGGCACCAGCGAATACACCAGATTTCTGCATTTCGGTAATATACATTGTAGTATCATTCGGTATTTCTACATCACCATTACCTGACGCTGTATATTTACCAATCGGTATCCAATTTCCGTCAGTATCTTCATAAAAAGTAAAAGAACCACTCATATTTTCATAATGATATGTTCCAGCCTTTAATGATATTGGATTAAACGATTGATATGTTTCGGATTCAAGTTGTTTTTTAGCACTTTTGTTCCAGTACGTTCCGACACTCGGAGTGCCAATATCATATTCTTTATATCCGCCAACGTGTTCTATTTTGTTATCTAAATCTTCATTTAGCGAACTAATAGCTTGTGTGTTCTTTCCAATCTGCTCAACATTTGCCTGTATTTGCTCAGCTGATCCGATTTGCTCTTTTAACGATGCGTCTACTGTATTCGCCCGTTCTACCGTGGCATCTAACGCTAACTGCTTCTCTCCAGCGGAATTAATGGAGCTGTCTAATGCCGTCTTAGCTTCTCCGGCTTTTCCAATTGATGTATCAAGCTCTGTCTTTGCATTCCCAGCCGACTGTACAGCCTTGTCCAGATTCCCTTTTGCATCCGTGGCATTGCTTATAGCACCGTCAAGCTCTGTCTTTTTTTCGGTTGCATCAGCTATGGACTGCTTGATACCGTTCTGAGACTCTTCTGTCTGGCTCTGAATCTTCTGCAACGACTCCACCGTCTTGCTTTCAATTCCTCTCAGTGCGCTTTCTTTTGCTGTACCGATAGCTGAGATTGCATTATCTCTTGCCTTTTCTACGTCTTCTTTGCTTTTCCCGGCACTATCTGCATATTCCTTTGCTTTATCCGCTGATTCCTTTGCTGACTTTTCGGCTGCTTCAGCACGCTCCGCAGATGCATTTACCGCATTAACGGCATCTTTAAAAATGCTTGGATCTATGCTTGGGTCTTCTGACGGGTCTGTAGGCTCTGGCCGTGACTCTACCGGAAGCTGAATCATATACTTCGTGTTGCCGTACCCATCACCAGAAAGATACACAAATGCGTATATTGTATAATCACTTGTTGTCCCTTTGTTTTGCAGTAGCTCGTTTGGGATCTGCACTGTAAGTAATCCATTATTGCTTGTTCCAATCCTGTCCAGTGTATGACCGCCGCTCTGTTTGAGCGAGAACTGTACCTCTGTCACTTTCGGAAACTCTTTCCCGGCAATCCTCAACACCTGACCGTAATCATACTGCCATAGCTTTTGATCTCTCCTGGTACTTCTGCCAGTTAATTCGATGTCTATAATGTTGTCCATATCATTCACCCCTAAACATCTGAGGATTATCCTCGATAAACATATATAGCGCATTGCCAAGTCGCTCAACTTGTTCTTCGCTTAATTCGATTCCATACATCTCGTCAAGGGCGTGTAAACACTCATGCATCAACGTAGCTTCTTTTGATTCTTCTGTCATATCTTCGCGTAACGCTATCTCTTGCTCAAGATATCTAATCTGCCCTTGCAACTCAGCTTCGCTTTCATGCAGATTCTGCTCTTCCTTTACTTTGTAGTGTTTAAATCCCACTTTTACTTCTTCGCATAATGTCATATCACTGTCTCCTTAACCATTCTTCAAATTCTGTTCTGTCCATATATGCAACTGTGCTACACCGACAATTCGGATGCATCGGCGACGCATTCTCTCCTACCGTCATATCTTTTACACTATACGTGTTTCCGTTTAACGCCTTGCAGATAGGGCACGCTGTTGGTTCTGCTATATATTCATACATTTCGTAACCGTTTCGCTCATATGACTCTTTCTGTGCTTCTGTTTGCACCCTCGCGAGCTCTGTCCGCATTAGCCTAACTGCATTCGACCTGCTAACTCCAAACCTCTTCTCTAAGTGCCTTGCCAGCACTCGTGGATTCCTGCCTTGTATCATACCCTCACGGAGTAGGTTATCAAGATCACTTTTTAACATTGCCTGATGCGTCCATATCCTATCTGAGTAGGTTGCTACGTTAAATGATGCAGTTGCAATTTCTCCAGCTCTCTGTGATAGATCTTCTACGGCATTTCCCAATATGCCAGACTGTCGTTCTAGCTCTTCTCTTGCCCTGTCTGTTAGTATCTGGCCTGTGTACTTGTCGAGCTCATCATATCCAGCTACAAGCTCAAGCCCTATATTCGCCTTAAGGAGCTCCAGACGATTAATCTTCATCGTGGCGTTGTACAGCCGCATCTCTTCATTTGCTTGCGCCGAGAAGTTCTTCTCCCGGACATACCGCTCAGCTTTTCGCTCATATTCGGCAATATCTAACTGCGATACACGCTGCTTCGCTTCTGCCATCGTGATTCCCTCGGCTTTTGCATATTTAGAATAAAAACCGTTAATCTCTTTCGTGATCTGGTCTTCCATGTATTTTAGGATCTCGTTGACTCTTCTTTCGTATTCCTGTTCGGTCAGCTGATTCCTAGCAAGGTTCTCGGCCTCTCGCTTCGACCAGTAATCGCTACTGGTCAATGCCCTCATCTTTTTCGCCATCTCCGATACCTCCGAACATTCTGTTTGTGACTATATCTTCTTTGCGCTTCTGATCGTCGGCTTGCATCTTTTCGATCTCTTTCGCTACATTGTCAACGATAGACAACACGCTCAACTGAGTGTCTTGTGATACAATGCCGTCAAGATCTCGTGCGATCTGCGCTTCTTCCTGTACGTTTGCCGGGAAATTCGGTGTGAAATGCGGATGCACTTTAATCCAATCATCTGTGCGCATTCCGCTTACCGGGTTGGAAAAAATCAACTTGTATCTGCGGTTCATGCCAGATGCAAACTTACGTTCTTTTGTCTTTTCCAGATTGCTCATGGCAAGCATCTTATATCGCATTGCGATGCCAGAGCTAGTGCCAAAGTTCTCTTCTGACATATTCGCGACCATGCTTACCTGGAAGATAAGCTTCTCAAGCCTGTCTATTAGATGCTCCTGTGTAGTATCTCCGTTCGGCTTTTGCAAAAAGTCAACGATAAGCTTCTCGGTGTCGCCCTCGAAGTTAATCACACGATCATCCCGGATATGCTTTACATCATCGTCGCCAAGCTTTGCTCCGAGTATCTTTAGATACGCATCGGCAAAGTAATCTACATCATTCGCCTTTTCGCTGATCGCTTTGTTGTAGGCATTAATCATAGATAGCACTGGCTCAAAGATTCCGAGTTGCTCTTCGTTCTCAACATACTCTGTCGCTGGGACTCCATCAAATCCGTGTTTGCGTTCGCTTTCGTCCCAAACAATTTTCGCTTTTTGAGTAAACCAGCGAACCGAATCGTCGTCCGATATACTTCCGTGCAACACACCATGTTTATCCTTGTACAGCCTCACAAAGTATAGCTCCCTCTGCAAAACACTATCATCGTAGATCATAAAAGACTCCATCGGATCAAGATATGTAATGCCAATGTTCCCGGTCTCATCCACGTAGTACATTTCGTAGCCGCGTCCGTAGATGCTGCATATCTTAGCCAATTCGGCGTTCTTGTCGTCCATGTCGTTGTACTGGTCTACGAGCTCTACGTATTTCTCGACTGATTCATTTCCATCATCCACGACCGTCTTCACTGGATGCCCGGCAAAAAATCCGTTCATCGTATCAACAATGTACTTTGCAAAGTTCACGGCAATACGGTTGTCTGGCTTCCATTTCGGCTTGTCTGCTTGGTTAAATATCGGATAATCTGTGTTATATGCGTTCTGTAGGTCTTTTAATCTGCACGTAACCTCTTTATCATGCTCTGCTATAAATTCCGCTAACTTGGCATCTGTCAGTTCTTCGTTGTCATCTAAGCGGTATATCATTATAGTCCTCCTTTCAGGATACTATTCCTGTTTAATTTAGGCTTGTCCGTCATGCTGCGGATCAGACTGGCTGCGCTATCCGGCGAATCATCGTGCTCAGCGTGTTCGCTGTATTCCAGAATCTCATTGATATATTCTGGATCCGTATCTTCCAGCCACCAGATACGTGACCACCATTTTCTTAAGTAGGTGGATATCTTGATATATTTATTCATGCTTTCGTGGTATCCGTGTTTCGGGAGCCCCATGTTCCCAAGTTCTTTGATCAGATATCCCTTATCTGCATTCTTCTCGTTCTCAATCGTTCCGGCTCTGTACAGTGTGTGTAGTGCCTTTATCTCTCCCAAGCAGTCATCCACGTGTTTCTCCCACCGCTTTCCAAATCCAATAATCCGACCATCCGACAACATCCTCATAACCGTAAACGCCGTTCCGTCAGAGCCATCGTAAGCCGCATCAATATGTGCCACGCCGTTATAGATCAATGTTGGATCAGATACAAACTGTGGATGCTTAAACATCGTGTCGCTATCTGCTATATGCTTAAGCTCGTAGTTAGCAGCAAACAGACTGTCTGTCATGCTGTTTCTCAACCGCTCTAGCGTCCCTCTGTCAATCAATCCTGTGCTGTAGCAGTCGTACCTCTTAACATTCGGCATAAGCGATATAGCATCGTCCTTATGCCACGGCGTACCAGTGTTGATAAATCGTCCACCGCGGTTCTTAACGTTCTGAAGCTCCATGTATTGCGTTTTTGTCTTCTCACGCTCTGCCCGGCTAACACGGTCCTTAACATTGACAATGTCATCAGTAACCACAATGTCTGCGTGCTTTCCGGTTATGGACGTACCAATACCAAGTCCAACTACCTGCGGCACTCCCTTTGTAGATGTATTAAGGTTTGTATCAATCTCGGAAGTAGTCTCTCGCTCAAATACCAAGTCTGTGCCGTACAGTATGTTGACAATATCTCGCAGCGCTCCGCTCCTCAGTATCTTCTGCGACTGTTGGATTACCTCTGTCACGTCATCATCCGTCTTGCGGAAAAACATGACGTTTTCGGTCGGGTCTATCACCGTATGCAGTGCAAGGAATAACGATAAATCTGTTGTCTTGTACGACCCACGATGCGCGAGTAGTGTCTGGTCGTCTTTGGAATACAAAAAAGACCTCAACCACTCGTTGTGTAGAGTAGTAAGGTCTTTAAAGCCTACCCAGTGCCCTATCAGATAAGGCTCATCATACAGTAGGTCAAGTATTCTTTTTTTGTCGGCGTTCAAGGTATTCCCTCATTTCTTTGGCCGAGTCGTCTATCGGTGTGCTAACCTCTACAGTCTGGCGGTCACACCATTCGGCGCGCTTACGGTTTTTAAGCCAGAATATCTGCGCCGTTGTATCTGGCACTGCCTGCTTCTTCGTGACTTTCTTCTTTGCAAGCATTCCGTTTTCGTCGTATTCCTCAGACACTTCTTCGTATTCGTACCCTAGTGCTCTTTTTAGCAAGGCGTTCTCGACCTGTCGGTCAACTACTTCTTTGCCGCGTTTTAAGGCGTTCGATATGTCCGGATACTTATCGCACCATGCATTCAGTGTACTTCTGGATATCCCCATATTCGTAGCAATCTGCTCATTTATCAGACCATCTCTCGCCCATCCCTCTATCTTGATAAGTCCTTCATCCGTAATCCAGTCTTCATATTTTTTTGACACCTTATCACCTCCTTGGTACAAATATCTTTTCTATGGTTCTGTTTCTGCTTGTTCCGTAGCAGCATACTTTCGTACGCTCAGCTATACATTTAAATCTATCTTCTGGCATCCAATATTCCGATATATATACTGGCACTTCTTGTTGGCATGCCCAGTCATAGAATGCTTTATGGTCAAACCCACCTTTTCCATAACAGTTCGTATTTACATACGGTATATCGCAGTAAATCACGCTGTTCGGTTTGACGTTTACATCCCTATAGTCTCCGTCGTGCGCTTCCAGACCTTCCAGACCTTTCAGGCTCTCTAGGCTCTGTAGTCTCTGTAGGCTCTCTAGTCTCTGTAGGCTCTGTAGGCTCTCTAGGCTCTGTAGTCTCTGTAGGCTCTCTAGTCTCTGTAGGCTCTCTAGGCTCTGTAGTCTCTGTAGGCTCTCTAGTCTCTGTAGTTCTTCGTTAAGCTCTGACCACGGAATCGTCAATCCCGGAATGATGGTCCTCATCTTCTCATAAGCTTCTGCAGTAGGTAACGTCCACTGACTTTCGCCGAAGTAATGTCCTGTCATTCCGTTAGTACCAAGAAGTCTATCAACATCTGTATAAGTTCTCCCCGCTTCTTTTAAGGCGTTCCGCATATATTCACGGATATCCTTTGCCTTTCCCTTACGTACATCTGTTTTAAGCTTCTTGGCATCTATGGTTCCATCTTTCTTGCGGACCATTTCAACGCCGCATTCCTTACATAGCCTTTCGACTTGCTCCGTTAATCTATCTATATCTTTCCGTACTAGATCAAATTCTTTTACAAACGCTCGCCAATGTGTCTGTGCTTCTTTTGGTGTTTTTGCAAAAAACATGAAATGCAAATGCTTTTTGAACCGTTCTATCTCCGGTGCATACAGATAGTCTCTCCCATTGTTCCCGAAGCTCCACACATATCGAATATACGGATCAGTGTCCTTGAACATCTCGAATGTCTCTCGGCTTATCCATCGTTCTTCGTTCGCAAGTTTTCCGTTTATTGCATCCTTAAATAATTGGACGATACCTGGCTCTATGTCGTTGATAATGTAGTTTTCCCATTTACCAGACTCCATAGCGCAATGCGTCACTGCGCATCCTCCAGCGAATAGATCATATAAGTTGTCGGCCTCCGGCAGAATGTCAACAACCCACTCAGCAATACCGTTTTTACTTCCCTTGTACGGGATTCCATATCTTTTCATATTTCTCCAATCAAAAAAAGACGGTCATCCGTCTTCTGCGTACAACATATAATCCGTTCGCTTTTCCGTGCACAAGAAAAAGCACCCAGCTTGCGCCAAGTGCCTTTCCTTGATAAGTCATGAGGTTCCCATCAAATGAGAGAAAACGAACGTTTTGTCTGTCTTTCGACATTACTATTTTTACACATATAGATGTGCGATTCAATGACATCTTTTTACCACCATTCATTTTCATCCGTCCGGTGATCCGCATGAATAAATATCACCGGCCGTGTTCCGTCAGAGCCATCGTTGATGATTTCCAACTCGCCTATGTAATTAAAATCCTCTGCCGTATCCAGGTACACTGTCAGGCTGACTTCGCCGCCCAGCACCTCATCCACACGCTTGGATACTGCCTGTTTGAACTCAGCTGTATCCGTGATGTCTTTCTTCTCAACAGTGATTGGTGTCGGTTCTTTCACTTCCTGCTTCTCAGCGCATCCGGTTAATGCAATGGACGCTAACAATACAGCAAGTGCTCTATTGATTCTGCTCATCATATTCGTCCTCCTCACACTCAACCACTCCGAAGTGGAGTCCGCAATTGTCACATTTTCCTGTGCCATCTGCGTAAACTACATTTATTTGTTCTCCGCATTTTGGACAGTAATGAATAGAGTCCGTATCGGTATAACCGCTTATGTATCCGTACATCTACCTCACCTCCCTGTATGGCTTCGGTAATGGCATCCAAGCTGTCACCGTGCATGCTCTGTCAAAGCTCTGCATTCCAACGCCAGACTGCATAAACCATAACCCATCATGCTGTAATCCAGTAACAATATCATCGCCAACTCTCATCGTACTTGTCACGTAACATAATACATTTTCACCATCCTTCGGCAGTCTCTCACTGCACGGAATCCATTTTCCAGGGACATTTGTGTCTTTAGCATCTCTTCGTTCATATTCATCGGCCGGAACCACTTCAAAGCAACGATGTCTCCAATAAAGAACCTGTTCCAAGTTAAATGAACTATAACCGGTGTTATAAAAATCATTTCCGACTTCCTTATATCGAATTTCGTAATATGGCTTGTTGCAATGCTCGCTAGCTATTACATATATACTGCTTACTTTTATTTTCTCTGGTTGAATGTCGGGGCTTTTCATAGTTTTATCAATATTCATCGACAACCTCCAGCTTCTTCAAGTCCTCGGTAAGCCACGGTTCATCATCTTCCCATTTAATCATTGGAAAATCAACATTTAAACACCGATTCAAGCCTAGACAACCATAATTGGACAAATGCCAATACTTTTCCAATTTTATTGGCTGTGCTTCATATACAAACAACATACCATTTTTATCTCTTGCGATGAACTTATATTCTTCTTTAAGATAATCCAGAAACGCCCTGTCTTTCTTCGATATCTTTGCTGGTTCAACGTATTCGGATTCAGCCCATTCTCTTGTATTCTCTTCACAATCATAACCACGAAACAAACATAGACCACATATATCGCCATTACACGGAACGATATGCCCGCTTTTCTTTATTATGGCAATACTACATCCACTACAAGCAATCTCTATAATCTCTTTTGCATATTTCTCTTTATTTTTCATACTATTCCACCTCAATTCCTATGTCTTCTTTCAGCATTGTCTCAATATCTTCCAGGCTGATATAACCTCTGTTGTATGAGTCCAGAATATCCTGGAACTTGTCCACAAACCGCCCCACACGCCTTTCGCCGAAGTCGAACGCCTGATTCAATGCCAGACACCCGATCATCATGAACAGCTTATGAGATGCGACTATAAGGTTGTCAGCATCACGGCGGTTTAATACCTTATTCCGCTTATACGCCTGTTGTTTGTTGTTAAAGTACTTCATCTTCGCTCCTATCCTCATTAAATGGGCAGTCAGCACAATTGCTAACTAAGTTTCCGTTTTCGTCTACTCTGTAATCGTCGCCATACGCTCCGCATTCATAGCAGTAGTCATCATATACGCTATCCATCCTGTCTGATCTCCTCTCTTATCTTTTCCGCAATTGCTTCTATCACATTGACAGTAACTCCATTGCCAAACCAATCAATAAATTCCATTCAACAAATCTCCTTATACCTCTATATCCTCATCTGCCGGGAACTGGAATATCATAAAGCCATTATATTTCCACCATGTCCAACTGCACTCTTCCATAGCCTTAATGGCTTTTTCTTCAGTGGAATAACTGGCGAGCTGAATATAATCCGAACTTCCTAAATCGTTTAATGGATATGCAACCACCGTTCTGCCAAGTCGAGAAACCACGGCTTTCTCATAAGGAATGTCATAGCATCCATCCTGACTAATTACTCTCATTTTCATCCTCCTCTGGTATCCTAAGATGTTCTAGTGCTTTACTGTGAATCCTGTGTATTTGTCTCTCAGAGAACATCATCTTTTCCGCAATTTCCCAAAATGCCATTCCTTTTATGTATCTGTAAAAAAGCACATCGTCCTCGTTTTTGTTTTCGAGTGTCTTGATTCTTCTTGCTATATCATTAAATATCATAATCCGCTCACCACGTTCGTTTTTTAGACTTCGGATCATTGTGTCAATCTGTGCCACATATCCAGACAGATCGCTCTGACAACTACCTCTCGGCATTCCGTCATTAGCTCCGGCAGAAGCTGACATCTTTAGTTCTCTTAACTCTGCTATCTCTTCTGTCAGTCTATGTACACGTCTCACATGGACTATATACTGTCTGAGGTACTCTTTCTTTTTTTCTCGTTCCTGCCTATCCACTTATATTCTCCTTTACATCTACTTTCTTCTTTTTCAGATATCCCAACGTGCTATATGCCGGACTTCTGAATCTTTCCAGTGCTTTCTGATCCGGTCTGTTCATTGCTTCTCTATCATGTTGTGCGATCAGATCTAGTTTATGTGCCTTATTAAGCTTCGGTCTATTCATCCTTTGCCTCCACAATCTTTCCATCTTTCATCCAGTACCATGTGTCTTCTTTAATGTTTTTTCCGTCGACACGTACCATCATAGATCCCCTAAACTCCCAAGAGTCTTCTTCCCAGTACTTATCGGATAATCGATACCATTCCGCGAATACAAGTGTTGCTCCGATCACGCCTTTTGCTTTTGATTCAGGACCCCAAGCCGCAGCAACACTATTAGGATGATTAGCTTCGCAAGTACCGCGGTACCCTGTGTTAGAGGATGCTCCGCAGTCCCCTGTGTTAGAGGATGCTCCGTAGTCCCCTGTGTTAGAGGATGCTCCGCGGTACCCTGTGTTAGAGGATGCTCCGCAGTCCCCTGTGTTAGAGGATGCTCCGTAGTACCCTGTGTTAGAGGATGCTCCGCAGTTACCTGTGTTA